TCTTGTTTTTATTTTGGGAAGCGTGTAAGGCAGATGATAGGTCGTTCGGAATGATATACTTAAAGATAAGACGTTCTGGATTTTCGTTTATGGCATCGTCTGAGTGCGTAAATACCGCTACGCTTGCTAGAGATTCTAGAGTTGGTATATTATCTAAGACTGGTCCAGATGCTAAAAAGATGTTTACCGACAAGGTAGTTCCCATCAACAGTAAGATTCCTTTCTTCTTCCGTCCTGTTATGGATGGTATGGATAAGCCAAAGACAGAACTATCCTATCGTGTTCCTGCTTCTAAGATTACAAAGAAGAATATGCACGAGATTGGTGATGAGCAGATAGAAGGACTAGATACTACAATTGATTGGAGAAACACTGATGACAACTCTTATGACGGAGAGAAGCTTTTGCTATTGGTGCACGATGAGAGTGGTAAATGGGTAAAGCCAGTAAATATAAAAACAAACTGGCGTGTCACTAAAACGTGTCTTCGTCTTGGTCGAAATATTATAGGCAAGTGTATGATGGGCTCTACATCCAATGCGTTAAGCAGGGGAGGTCAGAACTTTAAAGAGATGTATGAGGATTCAAACATAAACCATCGAAATGCCAATGGGCAGACTAAGAGCGGTCTTTATTCGTTGTTCATTCCTATGGAGTGGAATATGGAAGGGTTCATTGATAGATATGGTATGCCTGTGTTTAGGAATCCTTCATCCCCCGTCAGAGGTATAGACGATAACTGGATTAAGGTTGGAGCTATTGATTATTGGGAAGCTGAGGTAGATGGGTTGAAAAGCGATGCTGATGCATTGAACGAATACTACAGGCAATATCCAAGGACAGAGTCTCACGCTTTCAGAGATGAGAGCAAGCAGGCAATGTTCAACCTTACAAAAATTTATCAGCAGATAGACTACAATGATTCTCAGATTCAATACCACAATGTAACCCGTGGGTCTTTCCATTGGAAGGATGGAGAGAAAGATGGTAAAGTTGTATTCACCCCTGATACTCGTGGAAGGTTCCTAGTTAGTTGGGTCCCACCAAAGGAATTGCAGAACAGAGTTATTGAAAGGAATGGGATAAAGTATCCCGGTAATGAACATCTAGGGGCTTTCGGTTGTGACCCATACGATATATCAGCTGTGGTAGATGGAAGAGGTTCTAACGGTTCGTTACACGGAATGACTAAGTATCATATGGAAGATGCACCAGTCAATCAGTTCTTCTTGGAATATGTTGCTCGTCCTCAAACGGCTGAGATATTTTTTGAAGAAGTACTAATGGCTTGCGTGTTCTACGGTATGCCAATACTAGTGGAGAACAATAGACCACGTTTATTATATCATTTAAAAAACAGGGGGTATAGAGGGTTTAGTCTTAATAGACCAGATAAGCCTTTGGCAAAACTTAGCAAGACAGAGAGAGAGCTAGGTGGGATACCAAACTCATCTGAAGATGTGAAGCAGGCTCACGCTTCTGCAATAGAAACGTATATAGAAAAACAGATAGGATTTGATTTTGCTGGTACATATAGAGACCCAGACGAAATAGGAACAATGCCATTCAATAGAACGCTAGAGGATTGGGCTAAGTTTGATATAGAAGACCGTAACAAATTTGACGCATCTATTAGTTCTGGTCTTGCTATTATGGCAAATCAAAAACACATATATTTACCAGAAAAACAACAATCCAAAATAAGCATTACTTTTGCAAGGTACTCCAATAATGGTAATATAAGTGAATTACTTCGATGAAAGAAATTAAAATAAATATATCGCCTACATCTTTCCCGGGACAATTTGTTTCTGATGCAGAGAAAGCCACTAAAGAATATGGTTTGCAGATAGGTCAGGCTATTCAATATGAATGGTTCCGTAAAGATGGTAGTCAATGTAGATACTACAGTCAATGGAGAGATTTCCATAGACTCAGACTGTATGCAAGAGGAGAGCAGTCTGTTCAGAAATATAAGAATGAACTTGCTATAGATGGAGATTTATCTTATTTAAATTTAGATTGGACACCGGTTCCAGTAATACCAAAGTTTGTAGACATTGTAGTAAATGGTATGTCTGACCGATTGTTTAAACCAAAGGCGTATGCTCAAGATGCTATGTCTTTGTCTAAGAGAAACAAGTATCAAGATATGGTTGAGGGGCAGATGGCTGCTAAAGAAATCTTGATGACTATCAAAGAGAACTCAGGCATTGACCCATTTATGATGGACGTTCAGGACTTGCCAGAGAATGATGAAGAGTTACAGTTGCATATGCAACTTAAGTACAAGCCAGCAATTGAGATAGCAGAGGAAGAAGCTATCAATACTTTGTTTGATGAGAATCACTACCAAGACACAAGAAAAAGAATTGATTATGATATTGCTACGATTGGAATTGGCGTTGCTAAACACGAATTCTTGCCGGGTTCTGGAGTTGAGATATCGTATGTTGACCCAGCAAATGTCGTTTACAGCTACACTGAAGACCCTTATTTCAAAGATTGTTTCTACTGGGGAGAAATAAAAACATTACCTATTACTGAGCTACTTAAGATAGACCCTAACTTAACTAACGAAGATTTAGATGACATATCAAAATATAGTCAAACTTGGTACAACTACTACAACGTGGCTCAGTACTACGAGAATAGTATCTTTTACAGAGATACCGCAACACTATTATATTTCAATTACAAGACCAGCAAAACAATTGTATACAAAAAGAAAAAACTGGATAACGGTGGTATTAGAATGATTGAGAAAGATGACTCGTTCAATCCACCAGAAGAGATGATGGAGGAGGGGTCTTTCGAGAAAGTAGAGAAGAAGATAGATGTTTGGTACAATGGCGTAATGGTTATGGGTACAAACTATCTGTTGAAATGGGAGTTGGCTAGCAATATGGTAAGACCAAAATCATCTTCTCAACACGCATTGCCAAATTATATTGCTTGTGCACCTCGTATGTATAAAGGAGTTATTGAGTCTTTGGTTCGTAGAATGATTCCATTCGTTGACTTGATTCAATTAACACACTTAAAACTACAGCAAGTAATTGCTCGTACAGTTCCTGATGGGGTATTCATTGACGCTGATGGATTGAACGAAGTAGACTTAGGAACAGGGAATGCATACAACCCAGAGGATGCTTTACGACTATACTTCCAGACGGGTAGTGTTATTGGGCGTAGCTATACTCAAGATGGGGACTTCAACAATGCAAGAGTTCCTATTACCCAATTGACATCTAACTCTGGTGCATCCAAGACTCAGATGCTTATAGCAAACTATAACCACTATATGGATATGATTCGTACAGTGACTGGTTTAAATGAGGCTAGAGATGCATCTACTCCTGACCCGAACTCTCTAGTTGGCTTACAGAAACTAGCAGCTTTGAATTCAAACACAGCTACTAGACATATCTTGGAAGCTGGTCTATATATATATCGTTCATTATCAGAAGCATTAACTTATAGGGTGGCTGATATTATTCAGTACTCTGATTTTAAAGAAGACTTTATTAATAAGATTGGTAAATATAATGTGTCTATACTTGGGGAGATACAGGACCTTTACATATATGACTTTGGTATATTCGTAGAGGTTTCTCCAGACGAAGAGCAAAAGGCACAGCTTGAAGCCAATATACAAATGGCATTGTCTAAGGGAGACATTAATCTTGAGGACGCTATTGACATCCGTGAAATTAAGAATATCAAGTTAGCTAATCAACTTCTAAAAATGAAGAGGATAAAGACTATGGATAGAGAAGATAAGATGCAAATGCAGAAGCAAGCAATGGTAGCTCAACAACAAATGCAATCCCAACAGCTTGCCGCCCAAGTTTCTATGCAAAAAATTCAGCAAGAGGCTCAAGCTAAAATGCAAATCAAACAAGCTGAAGTTGCATTTGATATTGAAAGAATGCAAGCAGAAGTAGAAATGAAGAAGCAATTAATGAGTCTTGAGTTTGATTTCAATATGCAATTGGCACAAATAAATGGAATGTCATTGGTAGATAGAGAGCAGATGAAAGAGAAAGCTAAAGATGCTAGAGTATCAATACAGAATAGCCAACAATCTAAATTAATTAATCAGAGAAAGAACAACTTACCTCCGATTAATTTTGAATCAAACGAGGATAGTTTAGATGGGTTTGACCTAGCTGAATTCAATCCTAGATAACATTTATTTTTTTTGTATAAATTTGTAACATTAATAATCTAATCAAATGGAATTCAAAGTAAGAGAAGTAACTGGCGAACAAAAGAGCGTACAGGAAATGGAAAATCTTCTGTTGAAAAAACACGAAGAGCAAGTCAATGGAGAAACACAAGGGCAATTAGAAATTCCCTTAGATGCTCCAACCCCTGAAGAGCCAGTAGCAGTTGCTCCTGAAATAAAAGACGAAGACGTTCTTTCATATATTGGTAAGCGTTTCAATAAAGAGATTAAATCTTTCGATGAGTTAATGTCTGAGCGTACACAAGAGGATATGCCTGAAGATGTATCTGCTTTCTTGAAGTTCAAGAAAGAAACAGGTAGAGGTATTCAAGACTTCATAAAAGTAAATGAAGATATTGACTCTTTGGGCGATGACGATGTAATCAAAAGATATCTCAAGTCAACCAACACTCATCTTGATGATGATGACATTGATGTTATGATGGACGAATATAGGTACGATGAGGACCTTGACGATGAATCAGATATCAAGAAAGCTAGGTTGGCAAAGAAAAAGATTATTGCGGAAGCTAAGAACTATCTTAATCAAGAAAGAGAAAAATACAAAGCCCCTCTCGAGTCGAGAATGGGGAATGTTTCTCAGCAAGAGAAAGAAGAGTTTGAGGCTTATAAGCGATATATAGATGCAGCTAAAAGCGAAGAGGAAGAAACACAAAGGAGAGTGCAATGGTTTGAAAAACAAACCAATGACGTATTCAATCAAGAGTTCAAAGGTTTTGAGTTCAATGTTGATGATAAGTCATTACGTTTTTCTCCCGGTGATGCTGCTGAATTAAAGAAGCTACATTCAAATCCATCTAACTTTATAGCAAAGTATTTGGATGAGAATGGTTTGCTAAAGGATTCAGTAGGATACCACAGAGCATTGGCTGTAGCAATGAATCCCGAAAAGTTTGCTAAGTTCTTTTATGAGCAAGGCAAGGCAGAAGCAACTGATGATGTAACACGCAAGATTAAAAACATTAATATGTCCGAGCGTCAATCACCACAGACAACTGCAAAAGAAGGGCTTCAAATTAGGGAGATGAATCCCGACTCTGGGAAGGGTTTAAAAATCCGAAGCATTAAAAAACTATAACTAATTAAAACTAAAACAAAATGGCAGGTTCAATATTATCAAGCCCTACCTTTGCCCTTCAGCCGAGTGCTGAACGTGTGGCATTGTCTACTAACTACGTTACCAACTTCAACTTCTTGAATCAGTATCTTCCTGATACTTATGAGAAAGAATTTGAGCGTTATGGTAACCGTACTATCGCATCTTTCCTCCGTATGGTAGGAGCAGAGATGCCTTCAAATTCAGACCAAATTAAATGGGCTGAGCAAGGACGTTTGCACTTGAAGTTTACTGCGGTAACTTCTGCTGCTGCTGCTGGTTCTTCTACAGCTGTATTAACAATCACTGATGCTGGCGTTACAAGCGTTCCAGTTCGTGTTGGTCAAACCATTTTCATTCAACGTAACTCTACTGGTGAGAGCAACAAGGCTATTGTAACTGCGGTATCTGCTACCCCTTACACTGCTCCTTATACTTTCACAGTAGCTTACTACGAAGCTGGTGGACAAGCATTTGCTGCTTCTCAGCCTTGTAGTGTATTCATCTACGGTTCTGAATTCAAAAAAGGTACTAACGGTATGGTTGGTTCTTTGGAAGCTGAAGACCAAATCTTCTCTAACAACCCTATCATCTTGAAAGATACCTATGAGGTAAACGGTTCAGATATGGCGTTCATTGGATGGATTGAAGTTACCACTGAGAACGGTGCTACCGGTTACTTGTGGTATTTGAAATCTGAGCACGAGACTCGTTTGCGTTTTGAAGACTACCTTGAGACTGCAATGATTGAAGCAGTTCCTGCTATTGCAGGTTCTGGTGCAGCTACTGCTGGATTCAATGGTTCTGAAGGTATTTTCTACAGCGTACAACAGCGTGGTAATATCTGGGGTGGTGGTACTCCATCAAGCCTAGTTGACTTTGATGCTATCGTATCTCGCTTAGATAAGCAAGGTGCAATCGAGGAGAACGTAATCTTCGTTAATCGTGACTTCAGCTTTGATATCGATGATATGTTAGCTAGCTTGAACGGTTATGTATCAGGAGGTTCTTCTAACTCTGCATCTTTCGGATTGTTCGATAACGATGTTGAGATGGCATTGAACTTAGGATTCAGCGGATTCCGTAGAGGTTATGATTTCTACAAGTCTGACTGGAAGTACTTGA